TATTAGAAATTGTATTTTTACACCATTGCGAAATGCTGGAATCTCTTATACTGTATATATTCATACATATAGATTGTATAGACCATATACAAATACTAGGGCACATGAAATAAATCTACAGTTGAAAAATACTCTTTGGAAATTATTGAAACCACATGTATATATGGTAGAAGACCAGGATAGTGTTGATACGCATTTGAAGCTTCAGAGCTATCGCAGTCAAGGAGACCCGTGGGGAAAGGAGGAGGGATGTGTACCATTTACTACACTTGACAATCATATACGGGCCTTGTGGTCTTTGCATCAAGTGACACAATTGTGGGTAAACTCTAAAGTAAAGTATAGTAAGGTAGTATATGTACGACCAGATGTTTCATTTAAAGTTCCGTTACAAGCAGATTGGATTCTGAATGGATTGGATCGTACCATATTAATTCCAGATTTTAGTCATTCGTATGGGTGCAATGACAGATTTGCAATTGGGGAGCCTGATGCGATGAAAGTATATGGGTCTCGGTACACTGGGGCGCTTGCGTACTCCAAAACAAATTTGCTTCATAGTGAAGCCTATTTGTTTTATACAATGACAACGCGGGGGTTTGTATTTGAAACAATCCCCTTTCGGTTTAAACGGATTCGTGCCGACGGTTCTGTATTTGATGGGGATACATATGTTTAATTGTGGCTTTTACGTTTTCTTGTGTTACGTTTTCTTGTTTTACGTTTTCTTGTTTTACGAGTTGTATGATACTTACGAGTTTCAGGATTTGGAGATATTTTACCAGATTCAGGAACAGGGGATAATACTCTAGGAAGATGCGGTGGAAGTGTAATATTTGAATTTGATTGATTCAATGGGCCAACTTCTGAAGAAAATGATTTAGTAAGATTTTGCTGATTCCCTGGATCTGTGACTATAGAACGTGTACTAGATGGAGGTGCTTTATTTAGTCTATTGAAGTTCTTACGAACTCTATTAGGTGTTTGTTGTGATATATTAGATACCTTATTTTTTACTGTATTTACAGTTCGGCGTATATTCATTTTTTGAAACAATCCAGATAACTCGGTTTGAATTACTGTATCAGCCGTTTCTGTTTCATATAAATACAGAATGTATCGCATTCCTTGCAGTCCATACGGAAACTCAGTACCGTTTCCTTTTGTATTCATTATCTTTATAAAATCTTCTATAATTTTATAGTTGAATATATAGGTTCCATCAAACAATACTAGGTACATACATTGTAAATAGACGCGTGTAGCAGTTGCTGGATCTGGAATTACAGAAGATACAATACATTTTACAATATCTAGGTCTAACAGCTCGTAAGTTGTTATACCTACATCCAGTACATTGAGAAGTGTTGCTTCGTCCTTTACAGAGTTGAGTAATGTACGAAATGGTTTGGGTAAGTCTCTATAGGATTGTAACTTAGCTACTACTGTTTTATAGGACAAATTTGGGGCCATGTCTATATGATTGGATGATGGTCTGTTTGTGGATTTATTTACAAAATTGTAGAATGTACCTTCTGCAAATCTATTTTGAAATTGTGTGTTTGCGATTTGTATAGTAGCAGGTTGGTATGGAAACAGGCTTGACACCTTTTGTGGCATGTAAGAACTGGATTGAGTAGGAGCAAACCTTGGCTGAAGTATTGATGCGTCATAGAATAGTTGAATTGGAAGCCATTGAGTTAGTGTGTCTTTGTATATACTACTATCCATTGTTTTATCCAACGTATCCACATAGGTTCGTACTTCCTCTAGAACAAGAAGGGCTTCATTTAGATACGTTGTAACTGAATTTGTATTATTATTTAATACTTCATAGGGAAGTATATTTGAAATGGCACTGTCCACTATACCTGAAAAAATAGAAAAATAGAATGTGTTTAGTTTTTTAGTTTGAATGTCACCTCCGCCAGCTTGAGGAAAGCCGATGCTTGGATGAGATGTTGTATATGTATACAATTCATATTGAACGATACCTGGAGTTAGTGGATTTGCTTGAATAATACCTTCAATTGCAGCATTGTGAGTATTGATTGCTTGTGCAACATCTGGTCCAGGAGGCATTCTGGCCTGTACAACTTGAACTCGTGCTTCATCTACTGCGGCAACACCTAATTTACGTCTAAATAATACATGTTTTTTATTTCCTATACATCTATTTTTTAAATTTGTATCAAATGTACATACTACTTCCTCTGGTCCACAATAATATGCGTGTAATGTATCCCCAAGTGCTTTTATTACTAGAAAAAATAGGCCTTCGTATTGTATTCTCAAAGGATCCACCCCACCAATATTGGCATTAAAAAAAGTTGCTTTAATAGAATTTCCACTAATATAATTACATGTATCATTGAATTGTGTTTGTAAAAAACCATTAAATGGAGCAGGTCTTGGATATGTTGTTGTATAATTAATTAGTCCGATTGATCCACATGTATTAGCTGTAGTATTAATATCTATTGTAAAATTAAATTGTCTTCCTTCATTGTTTACTGTACCATCAAGACCTTGGCTAACTGGATCTACAGGAATTGTAAAAGTAAATCGTAAAATTGGTTTATTATGAATCTGTGTATTTCGATCATCGGCAGGATACTGCGTAAATACAATACTTACTTTAGAATCAGGTATTCCAATAAGCCCAAGACTGTATAAATCTATAGTATGTGGATTTTGTAGTCCCTGTTGATTTTGTAGTCCCTGTTGATACCATTTAACAAGAGCGTTATGATATGCGGTACCTGCAGCATTTATAGCAGAATCAAAATAATGGGATGGAGTAATACTTTGGTATACATGTGCTGGATCAGTATAAGGGTTATATGTACGAACTTGTATACCACGAATAATTCCATTTACATCAACAACACCTTGTAATACAGTAGTACATACTGTGTCAAATATTACCCTTCTAATACCCTTTACAAGTAATAAACCACTTATAATATTATTTCCTTGAGGATTTATAATTTGAAGTGGTATAGCACATTTAGAGATTGTGTTGGTAAAGATACGTTCCTTTGACCCCGTAAAAATCGGGTTATTTTTTGCTATACCAATTGCGTCTTTGTCTATATCGTTCATTGTCAATGCTAAATTCCAGCGTCGTGCAGCATCATTTTCTTCCATACTATGGCACTCCTACAAGTTCCGTATAAATTTATAGAGTAGATTCCTCTATATATGTATTACATCACTAGAACCCTTGTAAAATATGTTACAATGCGGAATCATCCAATGGGCATTGTAAGCTTGCTTACAATGCGTATTTCATGGCTAGGCAAGCCTAGCCATTTAATGGGCACTCTTTAGAGTGCGTATTTCAGATAGACGGCCTGCCGTCTATCTTTAATGGGCATTGTAAGCTTGCTTACAATGCATATTTCAGTCCACCATATCCAGATTCCACCACAAAGAAATTCAGATTTTCAGCATAAATTGTCAAATCATATACATAGGATGGATTAATAGGCAATGGATAGGGATTAATATCTAGTTGAAAGAGTCGGATACGGCTTGCATTGACACTTCCACTTGGCTGGTCTTCCTGAAAATTCAGACTGAAATTGACAATCGGCAAATAAACAGATTCAGGACTATTTGCCCCTTTCACTGTTCGGAATGGCTGTACTTTGGTAAAAAACTGAATTGGCTTTTCTTCCTGAATTTCATTTCCATCCAATAAAACTCTAAGAGAATTCAGAATCTGGTCTTGTGTATTTGGAATAAGAAGACCACTTCCAATGACAGCATTTTGTCCAATTGGTGCCAAAGGTGTAGCCATCCATGGAGCCCTATTGGAATCAACCCAGTTTGTATAATTTATAGTTTGATTCTTATAATTATAACTATCACTTCTTCTAGGAACTAAGAATAATCGTGTAATAGGATTGCTTAATTCCAAGTCTAGTATAGTCCGTGTATATAAGTTCGGATTTGGAATTGTTGTAACTTGTGTAACTAAATAATTCAGTGGTTGTCCTGCAAAGATTTTTCGTTCTGCGTCTGTTAAATAAATATAGGTAGCTTCAATCTGAGGATTGAAAAACCAGCTATTTAATGCTGGGGGCGTGTATCCAATATCTGTGGCAAACGCTCTAAATTCTCCAGACGGATCATAATAGGAACTATACGCTGGTTGATTTGCCGCAATAGCTTGTTGGGAGGCAGTTACACGGTATCCAGGTCGTACACGATACCCAGAAGGGTCTAAAATACTGTAGAGCTCTTGAATGGGTCTTAGTGTAATTTGTAGTTCACATTCATGATATTGGAGGCCAACAAGAGGGATTGCTTTTGTATAGGTTTCTGAAAACCACAAGGGAAGTGGAACATAGACTGTTTGTCCTTGGATACTTGGCCGATTGAATTGTTGGTTTACAGATGTATTTGATAAAACCGTGGGATATCCATGGCCAATTTGACCTCCTGCATAGAGACCCGTTGAAGGATTTGTAAGTTCTGGTGTATCCCCCACCAATCGTTGCCATTTTTGAAACGTATCCTGGTCATAGTCGGCATGTGCTTTTGCTATAATATAATTGCTGTCAAATTCCTGAATCTTTGTCCCTCCCACATAAAATCCTACACTCTGTAAAATATGGGCTCCCAAATACCGATTCCACTGAAATTCATATTGCGACTGTCGTTGGTCTGTATAACTGACAAATTTACTGTAAATGTCTGGAATTTGGAAAGAAAATGTCATGTCTGTCATAAGGTCGGCAATACGCTGGATTTTTGTTCGTAACTTGATGGGCTGGTCAAAAAACAGTTCATTGGGTCCTTCAAGAGGAAGTGTCGCATTTTCCATAGAAAAATGAGAATGTCGCTTAAACACCTTGTAAAAGTAGGTGAAATCTGGATTTCCATTTAGAATTACATTTTGTGCTCCATAACTCACCAATGCCATCAAACCTCCACCGGGCATGGTAGCTCTTCCTGTTAAACGCTTGAGACTTCCTTTAGCCCGTTTTTTCTTATAGGACTCTGTACTACACAGTCTTATACATAGATTTAATCTATTCAATGTATTGTAGGCAATTAACTAGGATTGTATCCTCCAGTTGCAGTATTATTAATCCACCAATCGTCTTCCAAATAAGGAGGTACATTGGACTGCTCGTTGGAAATACAGGACCTGCTGCTTGGCCCTTCACGTAACAGACTATCAATCTCGGTATAGGAAAGTGCATAGCTGTAATAGAAGAGACTGCTCAAATTTCCTTTGTATGCTCCAAGTACCTTGAATGGCTCTCCATTCAGAGAAGGAACAACTGTAGGATTGACATTCACTGGAATCTGGCTAAATACAAATACATCCTGAAAATTCTGGTAAAATACAGAAGTCTGAAGGGTCATTTTCTTGACAATGTTTCCATTTATATATACTTCAATCGCATTTGCTCGTGCAACAAGGGCAACATGGACCCACTTCTTCACAGGAAAATTCTCAACTTCTATGTAATTATTCCATGTATCAGAAGCATTCATATAGATACGCATAGTATTTATATTGGATTTCATGAATACACCAGGTGCCATAAGAGGAAATGGATTGTTGTATCCCTTGTGAAATACATGAAGAAGACCATCCTCTTCACGGAAACTGCTTGGATTTACCCAGATATAAAAGGAATAACTAAACTCTGCTCCAGTACGTTCATTGTCGGACATGGGTAAAAATTTATGGAATGGATTGTTTGGGGTGGGCATTGGATATCCATTGTCGTCATACGTTGTACAAGCATGTTGTATAAATTGGATTGTTTTATTTTCTGCATTGCAGTTGTAGGGCATTAATTCTACACGTGTCCCGTTTACATATAAGAAACTCTTATAAATTGTTTCTAAAGAAAGCACTAGTATATAGGCTGCTGTTACAATAAGAAGGCCAAGAATTAGTTGCGGGAATACACCTTTTCCAGCAACCCATGATGCGGCACCCAATGTATTGGAGGCATTTACAAGTTTCCCAGCGTTCATTGGACTATCTCTATCTTATGTAAAGACTTCTATAGTTTGTTGGAGCACGTGTAAGAATAGTATCTATAGAATATATAATATACAATAGTATATATACTATATATTGATATATGTGTTACATAAAAGTATTATGCAAGAAGATTTTGTTTCGGGTAGGAAACATCTGTGCTAGGGCTGAACATTGCCTTTATGTATTGTGTAAATGAATACTGTTGACTAGGACCTGACATATAGAGTCTCCATACTTGTTCGGGATTTAGAGAATAGTTATAGGCACTAATATTGGAAATAAATCCACCAAACCCACCATAGTCATTTACTGCCATTGTAAGATTCTGTCCATTTACCTTGTAGTTTCCAGGAAGTACACAGCTTCTTGCGAGTTTTCCATCAATATATACATCTACAACACGGCCATTCAATGTAACTGTTACTTGGACCCAGCGCTGCATATCAACAAGGTCTATATCGCAAGGCATATTGGTTGTAACTCCTGGAACAGTTGTTGCAGGGGAAAAGATGGATTTAAATACGGCTGTACGTAGATCGGTGGAATTACCTCCAACTGAAGGGGGACCTGTGTATACACGAACTTGTAAGGATGGTTTATAGGCTCCTAGATACATTAGAATGGTTGCAAAGTCAGGTCCGCCTATTGTCAATACGTGCTTATTTTGTCCTCTATTTACAGAATAATCAGTTATATAAAGCCATGTATTTATAGAATACTCGCCTCCTTCCAGTAATGTCGGAAAATCAGATTTCGCAACAATGTGGGCTGAACCGGGATTTGCTGATATTACAGAATTTAGAATTTGTTTTCCTTCTAATCCGTTGGAACCAAAAATCCACTGATAGATGTAATAAATTACTACAAGTAATACTAGTGTAAAAAACACCTTTCCTAAAAGTCCTCCAACCATGGTATGTCTCTACAGATTGATACAAAAATAACTACTCTAGTTGTACTTTAAACTGTGATACAATGATACGATTATGCATATGGAGATTTCCATAATTTTAATGGATCGGCAGATGGTCCAGAGGATGTACTAAAACAGAAGATTCCATTGGGACATCCAAGATTAAATGATGGGAAATCAATGAATGGGCTATTTGGAACATATCGTGTATTTGCTGTAGAACGGAGTTCTTGGTGAATTTCAAATTCTCGGAGGGGTACTGGGGCGATTTTTACGTGGCTGAATGTTCCAATTAATTCTTTTGAGCCTACAACACATTGAGATGAATTAATAACTGGAAAATATTTTGTACGGCTGCTACCTACAATCTTTCCATTGTAATAGACTGTAAATCTACGACCTTCTCTTACAATAGCAAGATGGACCCATTTTTGAATAGGAAATTGCTCCAACAATATGGTTTCATATTCGTCTTTAGGACTTTGAGTTTTTACCATAAGAACTGTTGTACCTGGTCCTTGTGTATTACCGGGTAATAGTACAAGGCCAACTGTACTTCCAAGTTGTAAAATAGGGCGCCCAATCTTTTCTACGTTTGTTGTTTTTGACACTGTTTCTATATATAAATTTACTGTAATTGTTGCCCCAGAAGGTGTGAAAAATCCATTTCGTGTATCTGAAATTGTTCCAATAGGTGTAGATTTATCTAATGGACCTGTATTCGGGGACAATTCTGTTAAAAGTATAGGTCTTGTAAAATACAGTAGAACTGCTATAACAAGTATTAATAGTATAGTACTTACTACTATTGCCAGTATATAGCTTGCACTAGTATGTCCCAAACTAGATGAGGTAAAACTCATACTCTATTTTGGGAAAGATGTTTAGCTTCTTATGCTAAACAGGAATCCGGTATGTCTTTTAAATCAAAATCCATTGGAGAGCCATAGGAACGGAATTCTGCAGGAGAAAGGGTTCGGTTCCAGATGCGTAAATTTTTTACACGAGCTGTATTGGAAAGAATTGTATCTGAAGGAGGATAGAATGAACCTGTAATTTCACGAACAGGAGCTGTAAATGTTTTACTGCGGATTAAATACCCGTTAATATAGACTTCAAATATATTTGAACTAATCATTACACCAATGCGGACTGACTTACGAACTGGAATATTTTGAATTGGAATTGTTTCTACAAATACTTGCTTTGATATATTCTTTGATGCGGAAGTTCCTGTGGTACTTGATACTTTAGAAGATGCTATAGTTTGTATGGCTACGTATAGGTCATTGGTAAGTTTATCCAAGTAAATGGCTGTATTAAAATCTGGGGCTATTTTTAAAATAGTATCACTTTCTGTAAAAGTTTTAGCTGGTTTCTGGGCACTTCCTCTTAGAAATAAAATACGTGGAGCACCTGTATTTGCTGTAGGGTTGTCTACCTGAATATCTAGCAAGTAGCTCCAATTCTGTACGAGTTTTGCAACTGGTGTTTTACTTTCGTGGATTGGCTGTATAGATTGAGAAGATAGCCAGAATAGTTTTGAATCATCTGTACCGGGAATGGGTATAAACCCTTTTCCTCCTGGAACTGTACGAAAGATGGGATACAATGTATAATTTACAATTACTAGGACTAATAGAACTATGACAATTACAAGTATAAGATAATATAGGTATTGAATTACACCAGAATTAACTCCTGTTTCTGTTGTATAGTTGGTTGTTCCAGAATACGATGATGGTGTTGTTGGCAATGGCACAGTAGATGCGTATAGTTTTCCATAATTAAATGCTTCATTCTTTGGAAGTTTTGGAACTTTTGATCCAAATCCAAACAAAGCAGCCATCCTATCTGTTTCCTATACTAAAACGAATGTGTCTTTACGAAGATTGTACCTGTTTACTAGTAAAATAATATGCAATAGCCCCTAGGACTCCTGCAGTTAGTAGGGCCGAACCTCCGTACTTTACCATATTTGAAAAATAGAGAGCTTGAAGATCCTCTGGAGTCCAAATAGGACTGCGACCAAGTGCTCCGAGTTTGTGATAAAATGCGATTGCGTCGGCATCCGTATATTCTGGTTTTTTTAAATCTTTATTGACAAGATTGTGAATTTGTATCGTCCATTTGAACAATGTTTCCTTTGAATCAAGACTTGGTGTAATAGGATTTTCTTTTACATGGTCTGCGTAATGTAATTTACATAAAGGGCATGGAATTAGATGAGTTAGACTTTCATAAAATTCCTTTGCAGCTCGTTTTTCTGCGTAAGTTGGCTTCATAGGATATCCAAGAGCAACAAGATGCATGGTATGCCAGAAAAATGGCCCCCAAGTGCTTGGCGGTATAGAACCGGGCATTCTAGTTGAGTTTTCTAAGAAACGTGTGTACAAGTACCGCATCTAGAACTATGCGTAAAGACCTAGTACGAAATTCTTATAAGGATTTGTA